GGTGGGACGGTTATCAAGGAGAAGATGTTGTTCACTTAGATGAATTGGCTCCTTCTCATACTGCTTGGATTACTCCTTACTTGAAGAAATGGGCGGATAAGTGGCCTTTTGACGCTGAGGTTAAAGGTGGCGCGTTGCAATTGCGCCCAAAGCTTGTTGTTGTTACTTCCAATTATTGTTTGTCTGAAATGGGTTTTGATGCTGCCGATGTTCCTGCTATTGCTAGAAGATTTCGCGAAGTTCGCAAGTTTCGTGATCAAAACATCATAGTTCAATAAAAAAACTTACCCAAACAATGGACATGTCAACTCCTGGATCTGCTCGTACTCTCAGAAATTATCCCACAGTTAGAAATGTTGGAAGACGGGTTGCTCTTAATGCAGCCGGATACATTGCCAAACGAGGAGCACAATATGTTAAGAATCGAATTGACAAGTTCGTTCGCGCTCGTACCCGGCCCCGTGCTCCTGTTCGTCGTGCTAGCGCTCCTGGTTATAATTTGTATAGCGTTCAGTCTTCTGGCGCTACCGCGACTGTTGTAAAAAAGCGTGGTGTTAAACGTAAAAGGTCTGTTACTGTTAGCAAAAAACTTCGAGCGAAGATTCACAAAGTTATGGATTCTGAAGCTTTAAAAGGTCGTACTCAGGAAATTACCTATACTTCCATTTCATTTCCAGTTCTTGACACCAACAAACAAACTGTTTTGGACATTACATCTATGAATACTGGAATTTTTGATCCACATTTTAGTCGTAACAAAATCATGGATGCTGCTTCTGTGTTGTGGAATGAAAAGGTACAGGCTGAAACTAAAGTTACCACTGGTGATTTTGATAACAACAAATTGAAAGTTAAAGTTGTTGATTCTGATGTTCGTTATAATTTTAAGAATAATACTCAGCGTAAAGTATATATGGAAGTTATGGATTGTTATCCAAGGAATCAAAATGTATCGCAACCTCCTACTTCTGTTTGGTTTCAAGAAGCTACCAAGAACAACCAATTGCAAGGGCCTAATCAGAATAATGTATTGCCCTCTGAATTATATACTCATCCTAATATGTTGAAGTCTTTCAAAGATCAATATCGTGTAGTTACCACTCGTTATGATTTAAGTCCTGGTGGAGAGGCTAGTCACATTGTCAAAGGACCGCAGAACAAAGTTTTTGATTTTACAAAATTTTGGCACGCTGGTTCATTTCGAAACGTCCACAGCGATAGTTGTTTTACAGTAGTTAAGTATTATACTGATCTTGTTGGATCTGAAGGTGGTCCTCATGGACGTTTTAATCAGGGTGAAACTGGTGCTCAGTTGAAGTATCGTGTCTTGTTTGAAGTAATTAATCGTTTTACCCTTGAGATGCCTGAGCAAGCTGGTTTGGTTGTTCCGGCTACTGGCGCTGCTGCTGGTGCGGTTCTTCCTTTGAGTCAACGCCAATGGTCTTATGCTATGAAAACTTATGGTTTAGCACCTTCTGGCGCTGTTGTTCGTATTGACGATGATGCTCCTGGTACAGTCGAATTTCCTCCTAATAGTTAATAAACTACGATTTATATTGATCCACCGCCATCGAATTCTTTTAAATTTGATTGGGTGGAGTGAGCACTTTCGCTTTAGCGAAACGATGCGAGTGGTTGAGCGCCCCCTTTGCCTTTAGGCAAGTAGGGGGTAATAAGCTTCAGCTTATTATAGCGAACCGCACCCAATGTGCTCGCCTCTCGCCATCGAAATTTTTTTTCCCTCAAGCCACAAATCACGTGATTTTCGACCAATCAAATTGCGACACGTGATGTATTGCGTGATCAAGCCACACTTAGTATAAATAGCGGTATTTGGCCATAGGTTTCAGTATTACCCTATGGCCTTATCCCATCCCCTAGTGACTCCTCCTTCCACCCCTACTCCTACTACTGGTTCTCAAGGAACTGCTTGGTGCTTTACCTCGAACAACTATGCTGCTGCTGATGTCTTTCGTCTGCGTGATCTGTCTGGTGAATTGTTTGTCAAGTATCTCGTATTTGGTCGTGAGGTTGGTGCATCTGGCACACCTCATCTGCAAGGTTTTATCAAATTTAGAACGAACAAGCGTTTTAACTCTGTTCGTGATCTGTTGCCATTTGGATCTCATGTTGAACTTCGTGCTCGTGGTTCTACTGATTATGCTGCTGCTAAGTATTGCAAGAAAGATTCTGATTTCGAAGAATTTGGTGATGTTCCTCTTGAAGGTAATGCTGGTGGTCGAGCTACTGCTGAAAAGTGGTCGGTTGCCAAAGCTGCTGCTAAACGTGGTGCGCTAGAAGAAATTGATGATGCTTTGTTTATCAAGTATTATTCTACGTTTAAGCGTATCGCCAAAGACTTCATGAAGAAACCCGAACCTCTTGACTGTGTTGCTGGTTTATGGATCTATGGTGATACTGGAACTGGAAAGACTCATGCTGTCGTTACTCAACATCCTGACCGTTATATCAAACCATTGAACAAATGGTGGGACGGTTATCAAGGAGAAGATGTTGTTCACTTAGATGAATTGGCTCCTTCTCATACTGCTTGGATTACTCCTTACTTGAAGAAATGGGCGGATAAGTGGCCTTTTGACGCTGAGGT